GCAGACCTCCAGCGCGTTTTTGATTTATTATCTCTGCTTGTATAGCAGACGCAAGAGCAAGGCCAAACTGTTTGCTGTTGTTTTCATCAGCATCAACACTAGCCCCACCATCTACATCTACATTAACAACAATATTATTAGTCACACCGCCCATCTTATCATTAGGTATAACAGTACCCGCAGTTGAAGGTATAAACAATTCGGGTCCACGTTCTCCAACTATTGATGGTCTGCCTACTGGTGGTCTACCTCCATTAGCAAAGGTTGGAAGATTTTTAAAAAGACCAGTTGACCCACCAAATGCAGAAAATAAGAGTGTATTTATACCAAGCCTTAAAAACTGATTAGCAATATCACTTAATAGACTCCTAGCTGCATCTGCAAGCGATCTAGTGCCATTAACTACGCCAACTAAAGCATCAGATACACCAGTTGCAAGCGTATCACCAATTTTTGCAAAGGCATCATTTAATTTACCTGTTTCAGTTTTTGTTTCTTCTATTTTGTCTTTTAATTTATCTGTTTTTTCTGCATTTTCATCAATTTTTTTTCCAAAGTTTGTCGTTAATTCATTAATTTTGGTTTGTATAAATTCTATCCCAGAAAACTTTAGAATAAATTGTGCTACTGGGTTTTCATCAATAAACTTTGCGATAGCTTCAAATGCACCAACAAACTTTTTAACTATGCCGCCAATCACTGTGCCTACAGTTTTACCAACTCCTATAACAGCATCAGAAAAAGCAGTAACACCTTCTTTAACAGCAATCCAGCCCTGTTCAAGATCAAATAATACACTAGTTGCATCTACACCTATTGCTTCTCCTATTGCTTTTCCAACTTCCGAAACAAGTGCAATCAAAGTTCTTACAGGTAAAAATACAATTTTTACAGCAGCCGCTAAAGCTTCGATAGTAACAGCAGCTATTTTCAAAGTTTCTCTAATTACTGCTCCAAACTCAGAACCTTCTCCAGCTAAGTTTGTAAAAGCAGTACCTAGCCTTGTAAGTTGCCCTTGAATTGTATTAGATGCTGTAAATGCAGCTTTGGCCGCAGTATCTTGAGCGTTAGCCTGATTTTCTAAATTTTTATTAAAAGATTCAAGTTGATCGTTGAGTAATGGTAAAACTGCTGTTCTTGCTTCAACAGAACCAAATAACAAAGCAAGAGTCTCTTCACTAGCCCCACCCTTATCAACAATTTCTTGTAAAACACCGCCCAAACCTTTTGAACTAAGTGCAGCCGCACTAAAGTCAATTCCTAGTTTTTCAGCAGCTTTTGCCGCTTCTCCTGTTGGTTTTTGTATTGAGGCAATAACTTGTCGTAGGCCAGCAAAGGTAGATTCAACAGGAACACCAGTAGCAGTAACACTAGATATTGCAGCATTTAATTCATCTATACTTACTCCAGCACCAGCAGCTATGGGAGCTAAACGACCTATTTGTTGTGCGTACTGTTGAACAATAATTTTACCATCATTTTGTGTCTGTACAAATCCATCTACTATCTTTGCAGCTTTGTCTGACTCTAAACCATAAGCATTTAGTACAGATGTTGTTGCATCTGTAACAGTTGCGAGATCTGAAAAACCACCAGTAGCACCTAACTGTGATGCTTTTAAAACATCTATTAATTCTGAAGTCTCTCCGAAACCAGCTGAAGCTACGTCATAAGACGCTTCAAGTAAACCAAGTTGTGAGACCTGACCACTTAGCTCATTAGATAAAGTTGCAAGCTTTGGGGTCAAAGTATCAACTTCTACTCCAAGAGTTCTTACTTTTGCAGTTGCAAAATCCTGAGCAGCTAAAGTACTAAAAACTTTTCCAAATGCAGCTATTAAAGTAATTCCAGCAGTTATAGGTGCAAGTAAAGTACCTAAACTAGCAGCTGCAGCTTTAAAAGATAAAGATGCTGCACTAGCGCCTTTACCCGCAGCAAAGAAACCTTTTGGTAATACTTTTAAACCTAAATTTGCATCTTTTAATTTACTGCCAGTTCCATTAATTGTTTGGTTAAACTTTTTTGCCTGTGTATCAACCTTCCTTAGCGCTGTAATAGCTTGGGTGGCACTAACTCTTAGTTCTACATTAGAAACTGCCACAACTAAAAAATAACTCCTTTAACTATACTTGGCTTTGCGTTTAAGTGCATCTGCCTGTTTCTTTTCTCTATCATACTTTAATTCGTAATATGCAGCAAAAAATATCAACTCCTCTTCAGTTAGTTGTGTTCTTAATTCACTAACTGTCTTACCTAGTTCTGTTGCAAGGAAAAACTCAAAGTTTAAATAGTTATCCCCCTTTAAGCTTCCTTTGCTGCGTCTACTGTCACACTAGGATTTACACCAAACAAAAACATCTCGATCTCATTCAAAACATTTTCTGGTAAATCTGTTTGTAAATTACCGAAGTCTGTAGGATGGAAAGCCTTTGTACCATCTTCTAACTCTGCTAATTGGCAAAGCATATGAGTTGATACTACAAGTGGGTCTTCACTTCCAGCCCTGTGTGTGGCTCTTGCTCTATCTGCTCTTGTTATGGCTTTAAAGTACAGAGAGACGACAAGATTACCTTCGTCATCCATTACGTCAAACTTTCGCCTTTGGTTTAAATCGAAAGCCGATTTTAGCTTGTCTAGTGTTCTTTTTTCTGACATAAATTAAGTGCGAGATAATCTTAATTTACTATATTGCGGAAGTTATGGTACCGCTTGTAATAAAGCTAATATTAATTACTTGAACTTCACCAAGAGTTGCACCATATTCAGCAGAAGTAATGATTCCTGCAAAACTTATTTTTTTTGCAGATGTATCTTTATCAGGGAACAACTCAAATAATGCATCAGCATTGTCGCCTGTAGTTAATACATCATCAATAAATGTTGTGTAGCCTGCACCAGTTTCACTGGGAGCATATAAGAGTTCTGCTGACCCCTCTCCTGAGATCAAACCACCTATGTTAGTTTTGAATGTATCACCTTGTTTTGTTGTCTCCAAAACGTCTTTACTGATAGATAAAGACCAAGACCTTGTTTGTCCAACGTCAGCTTCAGTGCCTCCCGCATTTTCAAACATAATTTTACCAACATCACCTTTGATAGCCATAACAAAAAAAGTATTTATTTTATATTAACCTTTTTTAGGTTTTTTCACATCTTTTTTGAAATTTTCTTGGTTTTCCATATATCGTTTGCAACGCCCATCCCAATAAGCTGGATCACGCCTGCCTTTTACAGCTTCGATAACGTCAAGCATTTCTTCTGTAATTTCAATTTTTGGCATAATTAAATTTCCTCATATATTTCAAAAGGTATTCTTAATTGAGTTTGAAACTTACCTTCTGGACTCGATGATAAAATTTCGGGACCAACAGGTGAATCAAAAATAACATCTGAAACTGTAATATTATTGTAGAGATCCCGCAATCTTTTGCCAATCGTAAGATTTGACCCTGCTCCGATTCCCTCTTCAGTAAAAACATTTAAAGTAACTAAACCAACAACTATATTGACTCCTTTACCTAAATAAGACCCTGTCCCGAAGCTGGTTTGACACTGAACAAAGGTATCTTCAGTTGTAGAATCAAAAGCCATGTTATTAAAAACAACAGGAATGGCGGGACTTGAAGCAAGCTCTGTTGCTAACCTAGCCTCTATTGTCGATCTAACTGTATTTAAATCTACTGCTGCCATTATATCCTCCGCTTGATTTTGTTATATTCATCGCTCGCCCATTGCTGAAGTTCTTTTCCTATGATTTCTGGAAACCCTTTTTGAGTTTGTTGTCTAGTTCTAAATTGTTTTTTCCATGATGGTGGTAGGTTTTCACCATAACAGACAGGCTCCGCATAAGGTAAATTATTGATTATGGTTCCACTAGCTTTTTTTATTTCTGTTTGCCATGAGTTCCGCAATCTACCTGTAACAACTGGTGTAGCCTTTTTTACTCGTCTAGTCCATTCAAGCGTAGTTGCTGCTACCAAATCTATTACAGCTTCTTCCATGACATCTGGAATCTGATCTATTCTAATTTGTCTTGTCATAGTTACCTCAAGATAAGATCAAAACTTACAGGTGTATTATTCTGTTCGTTGGTAATTACTTGGATTATTTTAAACTCTACGCTGCTAATAACAACTCTGTCTTTTGTAGTTGGTACAAATGTAAGATCTCCAGCAGATATAGTTAGTAATTTATCTTGCGATTCTATTAAATCGTTTACTTGATTCTTTGTAACATTACTTAATGCACCTTTTATAGTTGTATCTGACGTAGATTCTGTAATAGCTCCAGTAGTGGTATTGTACGACCCTGCTGTTACCTGTCTAATAGTCACATCACCGCCAAGTTTTTTCAATGAAGCGCTGGCAGCTTTTTTTAGTGCTTTAGCAAGACTCATAAGAAGTAAGCAATAA